CCACAACCCCAAGGGGGCTCGCGTAGAGACTCATTTTGCGCGAGAATGGGGCCAGTAGCAGAGAAGAGCGAAAAGGGCAGTCGATCACGCGCATCGATGCAACGGTGGAATTGCCCCGGCTGGTAATAGGGAACACAAATGGCGTACTCAGATACATACGGTCAGACAGTCAACGTCCAAACCCTGATCGATCATGGTGCAAGACGTGCAGGCAAACTTGCCGAAGAGTTGACCTCTGAGCAACTCGTCTCCGCTCGCCAGTCACTTGGCTTCTTGCTTCAGCGCCTGATCAACATTGGAATACAGTATTTCGCCATCGATAAGGTCGTTTTGGGCGTTTCTGCGAACAATTACATATACAGCCTACCCGCAGGTGCAAACGACGCTCTAAACGTGCTCTATCGCAAGATGAGCCGCCCTTCTTGTAGCTACAGTTCGTCCGCTGGTGGTGTGGTTGCCAATGTTGGTGACAATGACGTGGACACCTACTGCCAACAAAGCAGTGCAAACGGGAACATTTCAGCCAATTTTGGGACAAACAACCCGATTTATGCTGGCTCAATCGGTATCTTGCCCTACGTTGCAGGTGGCGGAAGCGCTACTTGGACGCTGACCCTTGAATATTCGACAGATAACAGCACTTGGTCGACTCTTGAGAGCCTTGGCACGGTCACAGTGACTGACAACCAGTGGATCTGGACGGATATTAACCCCGGTCAAGACGTCCAGTACTACCGTGTCCGTGCTTCCAACGGTACAACGCTTGCTTTGCGTGAGTTTTACGTGGGAAACAACTCAACCGAGATCACGATGTCTCGTTTGAACCGAGACGACTACACAAACCTGCCAAACAAGAACTTTACAGCGAACCAACCCTTCCAGTTCTGGTTTGATCGCACGATTCCTCTGCCTACGTTGTACCTGTGGCCTGTCCCCAGCGACCCGTTCGTGCAAATCACCGTGTGGTACAGCAAACAGATCATGGACGTAGGTGCTTTGACTGACGAGCTGTACATCCCCACGCGCTGGTATGAGGCGACTTTGATGATGCTGGCTCACAGAATGAGCCTTGAGCTTCCCGGTGTCGACATGGCACGCATCCAGTACCTCGAAGGTCAAGCCGAGAAGTATTTGAACATGGTTGAGCAAGAAGAGCGCGACAAGTCGCCGATCTACTTCGCCCCTAACATCAGCGTGTACACAAGATAATGCCTATCTTTCTCGACACTCGTGGAAATGCTACTTTATCGATAGCGATCTGTGATCGTTGCAAGATGAAGCGCGACCACGATCAGATGAGACCAGACCCGAATTTCCCCGGTCTCCAAGTCTGTGGACAAGGTTGTGCAGATGAGCTTGATCCCTATAGACTTCCAGCCCGTAAAACTGAGAGAATAACGATCAGATTCCCACGTCCTGACGTGAGCGTCGCCGCCAATGACAACAACCTTGTTACGACACAAAATGGCATCACTGGTGGTAGCTTCATCATCTCGACTGAAGGAAATACTCAGGATCCTGAGAATAACGGTAACCTTGACCAACTGAGCCCATAATATGTCCGCACAAGTAACGATCTCACAATTACCTGCCGCTGGTGCGATTACGGGCGCGGAGCTCGTACCTATCGTTCAAAACGGTCAGACGGTACAGACTACAACGTCCGCAATCTCCTCTTCTCCGAACCAAACTCAGACGTTCATCACAAAGAACCAAGAGCCGACACTGGCTAACAGCCGTGCGCTGTCTGGCGGTACTGGTATTGGATTGGTTGATGGTGGTGCGCAGTCAACGCTTCAGATCACCCTAAATGGGGTCTCAGGAAGCCTTGAAACGGCGTCTAACGGGATTATTGCCAAATCTAGTGGCACAGTAGTAGCTAGAACCCTTTCGACGTCTGGGAACGGTTTAAGCATCTCCAATGCTGATGGCGTGTCTGGTAACCCAACATTTGCGCTGACTGGCGTTGCCGCATCTATTGCAAACTTGTCTGGCACAGGTATTTTGGCGATGACTGGCGGGGGAACGACTGTCTCTGGTCGTGACCTTATCGGAACGGCGAACCAGATCGACATCACCGACGGCAACGGAGCTTCTGGCAACCCTACATTTGCGATTGCTGACAACCCCCAGTTGCCCGGTGTCGAGGGCGTTGTCCTTCCATCTGGAACAACTGCTGAGCGTGCTGTAGCTCCAACCAACGGTACGCTTCGCTATAACACCACGGTTGCCCTGCTTGAAGCCTATTTGAACGGCTCATGGACATCCTTGGCGTCAGGTTCTGGTGTTACGTCTATTTTGACTGGCACAGGTCTGACGGGTGGCCCCATCACCTCGACGGGCACAATCTCAATTGACAACACAGGCGTGACCGCTGGCTCATACGGAGCCGCCTCTAAGACCCTGACAGCAACAGTCAACGCTCAAGGTCAACTTACAGCGATGGCTGAGACCAACATCGCCATCACAAATACGCAAGTTTCTGGCTTAGGCACGATGTCTACTCAGGATGCCAATGCTGTTGCAATCACTGGCGGAACTGTCAGTGGAGCTTCAGTATCTAGCGCCACTATCACTGGTAGCACAATCAACAGCACATCAGTCGGAGCGACAACACCTTCTACAGGTGCGTTCACTTCAGTTGCCATGACTTCTGGAACGATCACCACCGCTCCAACAACTGGCAACGACATTGTCAACAAGACCTATGCTGATGCGATTGCTTCAGGTATCAACTTCCACCAGTCTTGCCGTTTGGCAACGACCACAGCTCTAGCGGCTAACACATACAACAATGGATCTTCTGGTGTTGGCGCAACTCTGACTGCTAACGCTAATGGCGCCTTGAGTGTTGATGGCGTGGCTGTTGCTGTTGGCAACCGTATCTTGGTTAAGAACGAAGTCGCGCAGGCAAACAATGGTGTGTACACGGTCACACAGACAGGATCTGCTGGCGCTCCATACATCTTGACTCGTGCGACTGACTTTGACTCTTCAGGTACAGGCGTTGACCAAATTGATGCTGGTGACTTCTTCCTGATCACCGCAGGCTCTACACTGGCAAACACCTCATGGGTACAGCAGACACCTCTTCCCATCACGGTTGGTACAACAGCGATTGTTTTCCAGCAGTTTGGTGCGCCTTTGACCTACTCTGCTGGAACAGGCTTGAGTGAGTCGCCAGCTTACACATTCAACATCGCTAACACAGCCGTAACTTCAGGCTCATACGGTAGCGCCTCAAGCGTCCCAACTTACTCGGTGAACGCTCAAGGTCAGTTGACTGCCGCCGCTAACGTATCAATAGCGATCAACGGCAACCAGATCACATCTGGATCAGTCGCCCCTACAGTTGGCGGTACTGGTATTACGTCTTATGCGGTTGGTGACTTGTTGTTTGCCAATACCACGACAACGCTAGACAAGCTGTCTGTTGGGACGTCGACGTATATCCTTACATCGAATGGCACTGCGCCTCAATACACAGATCCTGCGTTAATTACCGTAGGTGCGGCTACAACAGCTACAACAGCCACGACAGCGACAACTGCAACCACTGCCACAAATCTGGCTGGTGGTATTGCTAGTCAGATTCCTTATCAAACAGGTGCTGGTGCAACAGCGTTTATTGCTAACGGAACAGCAGGTCAAGTATTAACATCGGCGGGTACTTCAGTTCCCGTATGGTCAGGAATCTCAGGAGGAACCTTCTAATGGCACAAACAGGCTACACCCCAATTCAGCTCTACTACAGCACCACAACAACAAACGCGCCATCGGCAGGAAATCTTGCCGCTGGTGAGTTGGCAATCAACACCGCTGACGGTAAACTCTTCTATAAAGACAGTGGCGGTACGGTGCAGGTCATTGCGTGGAAAACAACCCCAATATCTGCTGGTGGCACAGGTCAAACTTCAAAGACAGCCGCATTTGATGCGCTGGCACCTACAACGACAGCAGGCGATACCATGTACTTCAATGGCACAGATGTTGTGCGATTGGGTATCGGTACTGCGGGGCAGGCGTTGGTCGTAAACAGTGGAGCCACAGCACCTGAGTGGGGAACTGCTGGAATTTCAACAGGTAAAGCCATTGCGATGGCGATGATTTTCGGATTCTAAGGAGCTATAAATGGCAAACCCAAATATCGTAAACGTAACGACCATCAACGGAACAACAGCGTACATTGCGCCTTCCGTCACGACAGCCGTTGCAACATGGACATACGCTGACCCCAGCACAAGCGGTACGGTCTCGTTGCCCGGTCTCAACCCAGCATCTGGCACTGTCAACAAGATCAACAACATCGTTGCATCTAACGTGACCTCCAGCGCTGTGAACGTCAGCGTTGCTGTTTCAAACAACTCTGTTTATGCAAGCGGTACACCCTACTACATTGCATACCAGATCAGCGTCCCAGCTAATGCGTCTTTGATCATCACAGACAAGACTACAGCTTTCTACGTGACGCAATACCAATCAGTTGGCGTCATTGTTGGTACAGCGAATGCGATAAACTTCACAGCATCATTCGAAGCGATCACATCGCCATAAGGAGCATCCTATGTCGATGCGTTACCAAGGTGGTTTTGTAACCACTAACTTTAATCCTTTAGCCGCTTCGGTTGACTACTTGATCGTAGCTGGCGGAGGTGGTGGATCGACGGGTGGCGGAGGCGCTGGTGGTTTACTTACTGCAAATGGATTAAACCTAACCGCAGGCACAACTTATGTTGTTACTGTGGGAGCTGGTGGCGCAGGCGCAACTACTGATGGTCAATCATCTAGTGGTACAAATTCATCGTTTAGCCCAGTTTCTGTTATCGCTATTGGCGGCGGTGGCGCTGGTGGGTATTCCGCAACTGCGGCACTAAAGAATGGTTTAAGTGGTGGATCAGGCGGCGGTGGCGGCGTTCGCTCAAGTGCTGGAGCAGGTTTAGCAGGAACGGGCACTACAGGTCAAGGTAAAAATGGCGGCGTTGGTTTTGACAATAGCGGCTCTGGGTCTCCCGGGGGCGGAGGCGGTGGAGCTGGCGCTGTTGGTGGAAATGGCGCTAGTGTTTCTATTGCAGGTGCTGGTGGCGTAGGTTTAGCTTCTTCAATCACAGGGACTTCTGTTTTCTATGCTGGTGGCGGTGGAGGTTGTGCTCCTAGTGGCGGAACTCAAGGTGCTGGCGGTAACGGTGGCGGTGGTGCTGGTGTAGCAAGTGGTACATCAAACGCTGGTACAGCAAACACTGGTGGTGGGGGCGGTGGCAACTTCAATACCCCATCTAATGCTGGCGGCGCAGGCGGCTCGGGCGTTGTGATCATTCGCAGTCTTTCTGCCGCAACAGCTACAACAGGATCACCTACAGTGACATACAGCGCACCATACGTCGTTTATAGATTTACATCTTCTGGCTCAATTAAATTCTGAGGAAAATATGGCTCAATACTCAGGAATGTGGACATCAAGACAGCAAATGCAGGCTCTTAATTCTGGTAGTTGGATTGCCCCACCGGGGGCGCCAACGATTGGAACTGCAACCGTTGTCAGCGGTAGTTCGGTGTCTGTGGCATTTACAGCACCAACCTACCAAGGATTACCTGCAAATATCACTGGGTACATAGTGACGTCGAGCCCCGGTGGGATTACAGCGACTGGATCATCGTCTCCAATTACTGTGACTGGTCTAACCTACGGCACAGCGTACACATTTACTGTTCAGGCTATAAATACCGCTGGTACAAGCTCCCCTAGTGCGGCAAGTAACAGCGTAACCCCTATTGCGGTTGCAGGACAACAGGCATACACAACAGCAGGCACATACACTTGGGTTGCGCCAACAGGCGTAACTTCCGTTTCCGTCGTGTGCGTTGGTGGTGGCGGTGCTGGCGGGTGCCCCGGCTCGCCTAGCACGCAAACAACTTCAGCAGGCGGTGGTGGTGGTTTGGGTTACAAAAACAACATCACGGTGGTTCCCGGCAACTCGTACACGGTCGTTGTCGGTGCTGGCGGCGCGGCATACAGCGGCGTTTACAACTACGCAAACTCTGGTGGTGACTCCTATTTCATCTCGACAGGAACTGTAAAAGGTGGCGGCGGAGGTGGCGGTAAAAACGTCCTAAACGGTTTTGGTGGTAGCTATACAGGTGACGGCGGTGGTAATGGCGGTGCTTCTAGCGCATCGGTTGGTGGCGCAAATGAAAGCGCTGGCGGTGGTGGCGCAGGCGGTTACTCTGGTGCTGGTGGTGCTGGTGGATCGGGTGTTGGCTCTGGCGCTGGCGAATACGGAACAGCAGGCGGAAATGGCGCTGGCGGCGGTGCTGGTGGCGGTGGTGGAGCCGATAGAAGTAACGGTAACGTCAACGCAACGGGCGCATCTGGCGGCGGCGTAGGAATTCTTGGTCAAGGATCTAGTGGTGCTGGCGGCGGATTGAATGTGGGCGGTGGCGGAGGTTCTGGCGGAGAAACAGGCGCCAACTCTGGCTGGATCGCCCCGGGCGGCCCCGGCGGGGCATACGGCGGTGGCTCACCATCCACTGTTTATGCATGTAATTTGTCAAACGGCGGCGTTGGCGCTGTGCGTATCATCTGGGCTGGAGCCAGCGGCATAACTCGGGCGTTCCCATCAACAAATACAGGAAATTTGTAAATGGAATTTTTTATCCGAATTAAAGATGGTCAACCATTTGAGCATCCCATCGACAAGGAAAATTTTTTACAGGCTTTTCCTAATGTTGATGTGAATAATCTGCCGTCTGATTTTGCTAAATTTCAGCGTGTAGACATGCCAAAGTTAAGTCCATACCAAATATACGACGGTATGACATACGAATGGGACAACGATATTGTCAAAGATGTCCATCACATAAGTGAAGCTTCTGAAGAAGTAAAAGCCGAAAAAATTGCAGGCGTGATTGCCGCATGGGAGGCTTCTCCATACAAAGACCTTTATCCGTCTTGGACTTTTTGTGAACCATGCTGTTGTTTTGAGCCCCCTGTACCAATGCCAACAGATGGCAAGAAGTATTATTGGGATGAGCCACAGCTTTCTTGGATTGAAGTAAATCTATGAGCCATTTTGCAAAAGTAGAAAACGGTGTGGTCACACAGGTCATTGTGGCTGATCAGGACGTGATTGATTCAGGTCTGTTTGGTACTGGCTGGGTTCAGACTTCCTACAACACACAAGGTGGTCAGCACCCACAAGGTCGCCCACTGCGTAAAAACTATGCAGGTGTTGGCTACACATACGACTCAACCCGTGACGCTTTTATACCGCCTCAACCATTCACTTCATGGACATTGAATGAAGACACATGTCTGTGGGAATGCCCTGTTGCCTATCCCAACGATGGTAGCAGTTATGTCTGGGACGAAGCTGTTTTAAATTGGGTTTTGCCAGAGAATTTGACGCCAGTTGAGGCTGTCGTTGAATCGGTTATTGAGCCTGTTGCAGAACCTGTGATTGTCTTGAGTTCAAACGAAGCTGACAGTATCATTGGTGGTGCTGATTCAGTTAACGGAGCAATCTAATGTCAAATCAATATCCCGGTGGGTTGATCACAAAATCACCAGTAGTTCCGAACAGCATCGTTGCGCCCGGGATCTGGACGCTGAGCCAACAAGCGGCGGCGCAGGCTACGAACACATGGCCTTTCCCCCGTGACCCGTACTTCAAAAATGTGACCATGTTGCTTCATGGTGACGGCTCTGCACAATCATTGCCAACCACTGGTGTGGGTGCTGGAGCTTCTGCTGTTGTGACTCCATTCAACGCTGACGCATCGACAAACAACTTCAACGTCACCATCAACGGTGATGCGCGTTCTAATAACTTCACGCCTTATCAGGGTAATGGCTATTACAGCAATGCATTTGCAACAAGTGCAGGGGTTCAATTTCCATACACCTCATCATTAACTTCATGGTGGACACAAGACTTCACTATGGAAATGTGGGTCTTCAATAACACAAATGCTGTGTCTGGTACAAACAGCTTGCCGTTGCAATTTGCTCATGGCAATTACGGTGCGGCTTCTACATTTTGGGCGTTTGGTACAAATGCTTTAGGGCAGGTTGAATTTTATTACTACAACGGAGCCGCTAATTATGTAACCGGAACTTCTGCCGCATCATTAGGAACATGGAACCACATCGCAATGGTTTACACAAATTCAAGTGGCAACATTTCGTTGTACTTGAATGGAGTATCTGTAGCATCAGCGACCAAGTCTGGTACACCACAAAATTTTAGTGGCAATACTGTAAACATTGGCGCTGTTCAAGCAACGTATTACAACGGGTACGTATCAAACCTTCGCGTGTTAAACGGAACGGCGTTGTATACGGGCACATTTACGCCTAGCACAACACCATTAACTGCAATTACAAACACGCAATTGTTGACTTGTCAGAGCAATCGTTTTGTTGACAACAGTACAAACAACGCGACTCCAACTTTAATTGGCTCACCACAAGTAGCCCCAGCCCAACCATTCACCCTGCCAAGCAGTGTGGCGACATACGGCTCTGGGTACTTTGATGGTACTGGTGATTATTTGACTGTTGCTGATAATGCGGCTTTAGAACTTCTTGCGTCAGACTTTACTATTGAATGCTGGGTTTATCCAACAGGAGGTAGTGGCTCGGTTAGAGATATGATTTCAAAAAGAAGCGCAGGCGCAAATTATGGTGGGTACAGTCTTTATTTAGACGCATCAAATAATTGTGGATTTGTTGCCGACAACGATACATCAGCGCCATGGCCTGTTGCTATTACTGGTACAGCGGTGTCGTTAGGTCAATGGACACATTTGGCTGTTACAAGAAGCGGATCAACTTGGACGCTTTGGCGAAACGGCGTGTCTGCTGGAACAGCAACATCGTCAATAACAATTAACGATGCGTCCACAAGTGTTGGAATCGGCGCTATTGCAAACGGCGATCAACCTTTAACTGGCTACATAACTGATGCAAGAATTGTCAAAGGGACAGCGCTTTATTCCACCACGTTCACACCTCCTACAAGTCCACTGACAGCGATTACCAACACATCCCTGCTCACCACTCAATACAACGGTGGCGGCAACAACAACGGCTTCAAAGACAGCAGTCAGAACAACTTCGTCATCACTCGTGCTGGCAATACAACTCAAGGCACATTCACGCCTTATGGGGCGGATTGGTCAAACTACTTCAATGGTTCAAGCGACTATTTGACCATGCCTGACAACGCTAACTATGTAATTAGCGGGGATTTTACTGTTGAGGCTTGGATCTACCCAACATCTTTTGCTGGAACAAACGGAAACATTGTTTTGGCTCAATGGCCCGGTGGCACTGCGTCAAATCAGTCATTTCAGTTCTATGTAAATAGCACTGGAAAAGTTGGGCTTGTCTATGGTATTGGCGCTACTAACGCCGCTGTTGTTGGAACATCGTTGTCTTGTACGCTTAACACTTGGAACCATATTGCTGTTACTAGATCGGGCACAACTGTTCGGTACTTTGTTAATGGCGCATTAGACGCAACATCATCAACAGTAAGTGGCGCGTTCAATAATTCAACTGGCGTGATGAGCGTTGGTCGGATTAACGCATCTGATTCTGGGTATTTTTCAGGTTACATTAGTAACTGCCGACTTGTAATTGGAACGGCTTTATATACTACTGCGTTTACACCAAGCATAACCCCAATTACAGCAGTTTCAGGCACTCAAGTTCTTGTTTGTCAGTCAAATCGTTTTTTGGACAACAGCTCAAATGCCGCCGCTATTACCGTTGCAGGCACACCAAGCGTCCAAAGCTTCAGTCCATTTGTACCATTGGTTGTGTACAACCCTGCTGTGAATGGCGGCTCTGTGTACTTTGATGGTAGTGGGGATTATTTAGACGCTCCAAGTAACACGGCGTTTGGATATGGAACGAGAGACTTTACTATTGAATTTTGGGTTTATCCAACTTCAAGTTCTGGAACTCAAGTTTTTATTGACCAAAGAGCTGGAACAGCAACAAGTGCAGTTCCTACAATTTATACAAGTTCTGGAACAATTTACTATTATGTAAGTGGTAGCAATCGTATTACGGGTAGTTCACTTTCATTAAATCAATGGTTCCATATTGCAATTTGTCGAAGTGGAACATCAACAAAATTGTTTATAAATGGCACACAATCTGGATCAACTTTTACTGATACAACAACTTATTTAAGTTCACCAGTAAGAGTTGGCGAAGCAAATGATGGCACTAGCTTTGCTCCATATTTAGGATATTTGTCAAATTGTCGTATTGTTAATGGATCCGCCCTTTACACCACTACCTTTACGCCACCAACAGCACCTTTAACCGCCATCAGCGGCACTTCACTGCTTCTGTCCAACACCAACGCTGGCATCTTTGACAATGCCATGATAAACAATCTGCAAACTGTTGGTAACGCACAAATCACTACAAGTGTTGTGAAATACGGTACAGCGTCAGTCTACCTTGATGGCACAAACTCTATTTTGACCACTTACAAGAAATATCCATTAGGTCAAGGGACTGGTGATTTCACAATTGAATTTTGGTTTAGACCTGCAACCATTAAGTTGCAGACTATACTTTCAATGTTAACAACAACAACATCTGTCAATCCACATATCTTTATGGATGCTAGTGGGTTTGTAAATTATTACACTGCTGGCTCAACAAGAATTTCAGGTTCAATTGCACTGTCTAACAATACATGGTATTTCATAACTGTTTGTCGTGCTAGTGGAACAACTCGTTTGTTCATTAACGGAACACAAAGTGGTTCAAACTATTCTGATTCAAATTCTTATGTGACTCCCGCATATGTAAATATGGGGCAGTACATGCTTTCAGATGGTACGTTCTACACAGGTGAATGGTGTCACGGATATTTTGATGATGTACGTTTGAGTAACTACGCTCGCTATACAACCACATTCACGCCACCAACTGAAGCATTCCCGAATGGTTAAGTCATGGACTCAGTAGAAACAAAACTAGCTGAAAAAAAGGGCCCAGTCTGCTTTATTGGGAAACCATTCACCAAAGAATTGGTGAGTGAATATATTGCCTATGATTCAGAGACTGGTGTTTTTACGCGCTTGAAAACTTCTGGAACAAAAAAAGCTGGCGATCCAGTTGGTCATGTGAGTGGTGGTTATTTAAATATACATATTTGTGGAAGACAAATTAGGGGTCATCGTCTTGCTTGGTTTTTGACCTATGGTCGATTTCCAAAAACAATTGATCACATCAATGGCAATGGAATTGACAATAGGTTGTGCAATTTGCGAGAAGTTACGCAACAACAAAACATTCATAACCACAGAAAACCACCAAGACATAATACTTCTGGGTATCTTGGCGTTTCATACTATAAAGCTGGAGATAAATTTTCGGCTCATATAAACCTTGATGGGAAAAAGAAACACCTTGGATATTTTGCTGATCCGCATGTCGCTCATCAAGCGTATTTAACAGCAAAAAGAAAGCTTCATTCAACATGCTCGATATAAAAATGGTTACTGAAACAGAAGCCAAGTTGTTGGCTCATGAGCAGATTTGTTCCGAACGATACAACAGTATTGACCGCTCTTTGCGTGATGGGGACAAGCGTATGACGAAGATTGAGTACCTGCTATATGTGGTGATGATCTGCGTGCTGTTCGGCCCCGGCGTCGCTGGCGAATTCGTGAAGAAGCTCTTAGGGCTTTGACATGTGGGACTGGGCTGAAGCATTTATTGCGGCGGCTCTGATTACTTCCCTCATAGCTTGGGGGATTTATACGACAGTTTGGATGTAGTTATGATTCCAATAGATCCGAT